CGTGCTAGCAGGAAGCCCGCGGTAGGCAACAATCACAACGTTGGTGTCACTTTGATCAACCGTGGAAAGGTTGGCATAATCGACAAACTTTGCATCGAACACGCCAGGAACCCACTTAACATCCAGGGTGGCTCTTTGCATGATGGAACGCTTGTTCAACAAAGCAAACAAAGCGTCTAAAGTGGTTGAGGCTCCTAGTACCTGCAACTCACTCGTGGAAATGCAACCATACGCCCACTCACCAACCATAGTGGTGATGGAGAGGGCGGATGGTATGGCTGTGATGCATGCTGCATGTGCGCGGGACTTGGCAGCAACGCCACCAAGATACCCGTGCCCTGGTGATGCAGCCGTTGAAACAGTAAATGTGGGGGTGAACGTAGTCGATGTCGTGGCAAGAGCCAACGACTGAAAAGCATTCACATTGGGCAAAAGTGCCACATACCCACAAGACTGTCCAACCCCAGTTCCACCACTAAAGTCAGCAACAAATCTCTGCACAAGACCTTGCTGACCTGGATAGGCCTTAGCCCCCACAGGTCCCGTACATGGGTCGACCAACAGGTGAGCGTACTGTGCTTCCAGCTCAGCCAGTGTAGCCATGCGCGGTCCAATGAGCCCATTGCCATAAGTAGGTACCCTCCTACGCCGGTTTCTCGGTCGACGAGCCTTTGGCTTGGATTGTGTTTTATTTTTATTCTTGGCCATCTAACAAATATTGAATTTTACAAAATGGATCGGTATATATGGGGAATTTATTAACTTGTTTACGGGGATCAAATGCCCTAAACTCTTGTTCAAGTTCAAGCTGGTGGTCAGGCAACAATCCAAACGCTCGGTAGATAGACACTCGGGCACAAGTATCGTCCACGGGATATTGGCGGTGGCCGGTCAACGCGCCTCTCCACCCCTCGCGGGTTTCCATGAGGCGATCAACCACACGCTGCCTGACTTCAAATCTCGACATAGCGCTATACATTTCTCCGAGAACCGGAACATCCTGAAACAGGGCAAGTCCGGAGCGGCTGGTGGCCACAAGGATTTCCTCCGTAGTGCACCAGTCGCGTGAGGTTATGCAGATCCAGTCATGTTTAATGGCTTTGTGTATATTCCGGACCATCATCCACTCTTCTGCGCTGAGCTGAATGGGCCTGGATTGGCAAAACTCAACTTGCTCTATAATATTAACCGGATCCTCAACCTCCATCTCGAAGCCGTACATCAAGTGGTGGTGTGGCAACTCCGCCAGCAGATGTGCATCCTCTGCTTCCAAAAATATGCAGCAATCATCACCATCATTGATGAACCTCCACTTACAGGGTAGGGTGTGTAGAAAGTGGTACGTGATGATACACATCAAGAGGACATTACCAAGCGCAGTATTCATGTCCCCAGATGCGCGACACCCCTCAACCCTGTACATAACGCTCCCATCAGCCATATTTGCAAAGCCAACCTGGTTTACCTGCATCTCAAGCAGTTCAGCCAGATATGGGTCGCGAAATATGTCATTGTATAATCCGTGCTCGAACCTCAGTGCCTCCGGGCTAACATGTTGGTCAAACCTGGAGGCATCAAGGCCAACAAACACTGGCTGCTTGAACTCATCCCAATAATGTTTGATGGTGGCCGCCCTCTTGAACATGTTGTCGCATTTTAAAACGACGTGATGTCCAAACAGGCAGTCTATGGCTTTGTATACAAGTTTTTCAGCAGGTCTCAAATACCGTCCCAGCTCCACATTATATTCCGGTGAGCGAGGCTGAATCAACCGTGGGCACGGGTCAGCCTTGGTTGTTCCGTTGTAAAGTTCTGCTTTGATGAATGTGGACAGGTAACCATCTGAGCGTCTCAAGCCTCTAGCTGCAAGATTCGCAACGGCAGACTCATATCTCCTCCGCTTGCTGCCTGTGTATGAGTTGACGAACTCTTCAGCCGTCCACACAGGTGGCATCGCAGACATGTGTCTCCGTATTTTGTTACGAATACCAATAAGGGTACCAAATGATACAACGGGCCGAGGGCACGGGACAAAACCATCCGTCCCCCTGACATAATACAACCGCTCCGTCAGAGCTCGCAACACCACACTAACTGTATTATTATAAAAGAAAATGTTATCCTGCACAACATCTCTAAAATAACCAAATCCCTTTCTAAGTTTGACTAGTCCGACACGGGACGTAACCTTAATGTTTCTGTGGCTCAAGCGAACTCGAGCCTCAAACCCATTAAGCACCGCGCGGCACCACTACGCCTTCTCGACCATGTCGTTAAGGAGTGTGAAGTGATAATCGGCTCTCACTTCATGGTGACTGCGTACGAAGGTGAGCTTGACTGCCAATGGCAAAACCTTATGGCGAACGCCCATGGTCATGTCATCGGGGAGATGCTTTAGAATCCAGTCAGCTGCTATGCGCTCATTGGCCGCAGAGTGCTTCGGGTATTTCAGCCCTTGGCGAGCCCTACGGCTAATAAGTACGGCACAGCGCACGTACTGTCTTCGAGCTATAAGCTCCATCTCATCACCCCCAAGCTCGTCAAGGTCAAGCAGGTCAAGCACTCTTTGCGTGCGACCAGAACTCTCGTTGACAATCCTCCGCATCCTGCGTCTCTTATTGTAAGCAAACACAATGTAGCGGTAGGCGGAAAGTCCCATACATTCTATGGTTTCCCACCACTCTAATGCCAAAGCGTGTGCTGCAGGCAGAACCACGTGTCTGAGCACCTGCATAACAGATGTTCTAAACACATAGGGCACGACAGCACATGCAAGCACCCACACCCAATGCAAAATGGTTCCTCTATAATCCCACAGGAACTCCCTAACATTTTGCTTTAATTCCCAGCCCAATTGTGAAATGATTACTGCGAATAGGACCTCGATCATGTTACCAGCTTTCACTGGGGCTCACACTTTGTCGGATGTTACACACAATTTCTTGTGCCTGCAGCAGGTGCCAACCACTACAGGTTTCACTGGATTTCTCCGCGTGCCGACCTTCAAAACCGTTGGGGGATACAACGATAGACCTCCCCTACGCAGTGTGCGCGCAACTGTGGGTAAGCGAGACAGTGGGTGCTG